AGTTAATGGGACTTTTCAGGCAGTAGATTATTATTCAGGAGATGGAACTCAGGGAATGACAGGAACTTGTACTTCTGATAAAGACTTAGTAATTAAAGACGGACTTGTAATAAGTTGTGCATAAAATGGATAAGAAAATTTTAAAACAATTAAGTGCAGGGATTTTTATTCTCTTAATAGCAGTTGGGACTACATATTTTATTATGGAAGGAGATAATGCTTATTATTGTGAAGAAGATAATTTAGTAGGATTGTGTTTTAAATTAAGTCAAATAAACGATGATGGATTACAAACCAGATGTTATTATAATGAATCTACTCCTACGAGATATAAAATATGTAAAAATGGTTGGATTAAATATGAAAGTTTGAATGTCACAGGAGAACCAATTAACGATTCTTTTAATTATTTTGAAGCTAAGTTTGATAAGAAAACTATTTCAAAGTTAAAAGATAAAGGAATTTCAGAAGTTCAAGTTGGTCCTTGTGTTCAAATAAAACCAAATCTTTGTATTGCTATTTTAACTGTTTCAGAAGATACTTTTAAAGAATTGCTTATTAATCCTCTTCTTTACAATACAACTGAAGAATTAGAAGCAAAACTTATTGAGGAAGCAAAAATAGAATTAGCAAAATTAGTCGCTGAAGAACCAGAAATAATTGAAATTACTAACCCTATAACATTAGATTTGAAGGAGATTTAATTGAAATTATATAATTAAAAAAAATATATTTATTAATAAACTTTAATTCTTAATATTAGAGGAAAAATAATATGCCAAAGGCTTTTGATGATATGGTTGATAAAATTTGGAAAGGAATTAAAGGAACTAAGAATCCAAGGACAGGAAAACCATTTACAGAGAGTGATGCTTATGCTATTGCCACAGCTCAGTGGAAGAAAGGACATGGTGGAAAAGCACCTGCGAGAGAGAGTTTAGAAAATTGGAAAATTCTTGAGTTTGTTATGCCTATAATTGAAACAACAAATGTAGGTGATGATTTTTTAGTTAGAGGTGTTTGTATTAATGAGACAACCACAAGAAATGGTATAAAGTATACTGTGGATGAATTAGAAAATGCAGCTAAATCTTTTAGGAGTAAACCAATGTTATTAGACCATGAAAATAAAGTTGGTAATATTGTTGGAAGGACAACTGAGAATGTAAACTTTAATCATGAAAAGAAAGGGATTGAATTTGAAGGAAGAATTGTTGATAAGGATATACAAACTAAAATTAACCAAGGTCTAATCACAGATGTTAGTATTGGAGCATCAGTTAAAGATTTAGTTGAGGAAGAAGATGGAAGTAGAAGGGCTGTTGGATTAGAAGGTATGGAGATTTCTTTTGTGGCAGTTCCTGGCGACCCCAATGCAAACTTAGCACAAGCAATGGAGAATAGTTTTATGATAAAAGAAAAGATGGAGACATCTGAAGATTTTATAGATGAATTAGAGTTAGATGGAGAAGTAGAAGAAGAAAAAAGTAAAATAAAAGAAGTTCCGATTATAAAGGTAGTGAAAAGATTCATTCCAAGTAAAACGATAATAAATTATTATACTTAATTAAATAAATATGGAGGACATAAACAATGGCTGAAGAGGAAGAAAAACAAGAAGAAGAAAAACCTGAAAAGGAAACACCTACAGAAAAACCTGAAGAAGCTACTGAGGAAAAGGTTCAGAAAACTGAAATCAATGTGGATATGAGTGGAGTTCAAAAGCAGATTGCTGAGTTAGCAGGAAAAGTTGCTGAATTAGTGAAAGTGAAAGAACAAGAAGCAGAAGAACCAGCACCAGCAGAAGAACCTGCAAAGGAAGAACCTAAGGATGAGACAAAAGGCGAAGTAGCTACAGAAGAACCTGAAGAAGGTGAAGAAACTTCAGAAAGTTTAGTACTTGAACAAGCAGAATCAGGAAAAGGTTTTGCAATTTGGAGAGACTATTCTAAAGAAGATGCAGGAACATCTAAGCTTAAAAGACTTATTAGGTAGAAATACTTAAATAGAATTGTAAGGAGGTAAAATATAATGGCAGTAAACCCATTTGGTTATCAACCGATATTTGATGGTGGAGCACCAAGAGTTATTACAGGTTATGCAAGAGAAATTGTTAGTGGAGGCCAGTTTTTAGGAGCATCAGGGGCAGCAGGTGTAGTTAGTTCAGGAACAGATAGTTTTGTAACTTCTGATATTGAACTTGCTCTTACTACAGGAAGTGGAAACTTTGTAGGAATTGCACTTCATGATGCAGCAAGCGGAGCACCGGTTAGTGTAGCAACAAGAGGAACATTCTTAGTTGAAGCAGGAGAAACTATAGTTTTAGCAGGATATAAAGTTGGATGTAATAATGCAAGTGAAGTTATTGTTGGGTCAGTTATTTACGGACATGGAACTTATGACATTGGAAGATGTTGGACTACAGGAAGTGATGGCGATTTTGTTGTCGTAGATATACATGGTTAAAATGGCAGAAGAAAAGAAACTAAAATATGTACAAGAATTGTTACAGACTGCATTAGGAACTGAAGGTCAACTTTTAATACCAAGAAAAATTCACGATACTTTGATTGAAGAAGTAGATAAAGTTCTAATTCCAAGAAGTGAAGCGGCTCTTTATTTTGGTCCAGGCGATATTCCAGGTAGTAGTATTGATGTAGATAAAGTAACTCCTAATAAGATGGATGTTAGGGTTGTTGGAGAGGGAGCACAATTCCCAATAGACAAAACTCAATATGAATCGCAAAATCTTAAACCAGTAAAGTATGGAGTAAGTATTAGGATTACTAAAGAAATGATGGAAGACGCAAAGTGGAATCTTCTTGCTCATAATGTAAAGATTGCAGGTAAGAGGATGGCTGAAAATGAGACAAGCTTAATTCTTCTTAACGGATTAGGAGGATATGCTAACTCTGTTACTGGAGGAGCAGCAATCACAATTGCTAATATAACAAGGGCTATGCAGTATTTGGATGATGCAGACTACACTCCAACTACATTATTTGTGGGAATGGAAGTGTTAAATGATTTAAGAAATATTGATACTTTTGTTGAAGCAAATAAAGTTGGAAATACAGATATGTTGCAAAGAGGATTTTTAGGAACAATTTTCGGATTAAATGTTTTAAAGTTCTCTACAAATGCAGCACCAGCTACAACTTATAGTAAGTATGCGTATGTTACTGATAGAGACCACGCTTATATGATTGCAGAGAAAAGACCAGTTACAGTTGAGAATTTTGATTTGCCTGTATATGAAATGAGCGCAGCAAATATTTCACAAAGAATTGTGGTTGATGAATTAAGAAATGAAGCAATTTGTAAGATAATAACTGAATAAATTTATTTTTTTTTATTTTTTTTTATTTTCAGTTATTTCATAATCATACTTATAGAAATGTAAGGAGGTAAAAGTAAATATAGAAAATGACAACAGGTAGTACAGTCCTTGGAACAGTTCAAGGTATGGCACATGGAATGGGAGCAGGCGGACCTTCAGGACTTGATATTGGTAAAGTAATTAATGTACTTGGAGACCCAGATGGAGTTGTAACTGGAGTTCCAGTATCAGGAGTAGCTTGGGATGGTCAAAATGGACAACATTATATGAGTCTTATTGTGGGTGGTAGTACTTGGTGTAAATTAGGGTCTATTGCATAAGGTTTCTTTTAGAGCCGAAGTGCAAGTCCTAAATTGACCTTGGACGATAAATAAGATGGTAAGAGAAAATAGAATAAAACAAGTTACATTATATCCAAAAACAACTGTTATTGGTAGTGTTATTTCAGCTAACTATATAGAAAATCCCATTAATGGAGAAATTCTAAAGTTAAGATTTGATAATATAAGTTCTCCAGGAAGTGTTTGGATTATAGAAAGTGGTATTGATGTAGAAATATATAGAAAGAATGATTTTACATCAGGTCTTTCTGATTTTGAAGTTTATCCTTTTGTATATGGTGTTGATAGTTCTGACACCACAGGAAGTCCACAAGCTTATACAAATTATGTGACTAATAATGTCCTTGCATTTGTGGGAAGTGGATTTACATCAGGAACAAGCACTGAATTTGGACCAGTAACTTTGTATTATAGGTAAAAATGGCAACTCTGAATATTGGTAGTATAGGTGGTGTAATATTAAATATGGTAGAAGGTGTTCCCATAACTATAAGTGGAGCAACTTTGTGGAATATGATTGAACAGAACATATATTTTGCAGAACAATTTACAGGTGATAGTATTGGAACATCAGTAGTAGATAAATATCAACCAGCAATAATCAGTTTAACTACAGGAGATGTTATTAGGTTGATGGAGATGCAAGGTTTAGGAACAAAAAATGTAAGGATTGGAGATATGAGCATCACAAAAGGAATAAGTGAGATATCAAGTAAGGAATGGAAAGATAATGGAATGGAAAAACTAAGTAATTTAGGTGAAGGCATAAGTTTTTATAAGAGTTTAGGATAAAAATGGCAAATCAAAAAGAAAATCAAGATTTGAAGAGAATAGCAAAACATGTTGAAGTGCTAAATTCAGAAGTTGGAACACTACAAATGGATGTAAAATGGTTAAAGAGAATAAGTTGGTATATGGCAGGAATATTGAGTTTAGCTGTTGGTAAAGTAGTTATATTTGGAGGTTAAAATGAAACAAATAAAATACATAGGAAATCACAGACCAAAAGGAATGATTGTAGATGTAGATGAAAATGTAATGGAAGATGCAATTAAAACTGGTAATTGGATTAGGTTAGGAGAAGAACCAAAGGTAGTTGAAGAGAAAAAACCAGATAAGAGTTGGAAGGAAGTGGAAATATATGATTGGATAAAAAAGAAAAAAATACCAATCAAATATAGACCATCATCAGACACTAAAGATTACATCTTAAGTGAATTGAAGAAGAAAGGTTACATATAAAATAAAGAATGGCCAACATTGGGAGTGACTTTAAGGATGGACTTAATGAAGTCTTGAAACTTGGACAGTTAGTTAGATTTCGTTATTTTAACTCAACTGCAGGAGCAGGTAGTTATTATGATGATAATGTAACTTTAACAAGTGGAACTGATGTGTGGGTAAGTGGTATTCCTTTACCAATAGATGCAAGTAGAGGAAGTTCTGATGCAGTTCTTTTAGAACAAGGATATTTATTAACTGATGATACAAAACTTTATGTGAGAGGAGCAATTAATACTTCTGGTGCATATAAGATAGGTTTTCCTTCAGGTAATCCACCAACAAATGAATATGGAGTTTTACCAGATGGTGTTATAACTTGGAATGTAAATGCTGAAGATATAGTAAATAAACTTTATTTGCGAAGATTGACAACAGGTTCGCTTGCAGGAGAATAAATGGTTAGAGTTACTGGAACAAAAGGAAATGTTGTAGATATTCAAGTTCTTGGTATTAATGCAGTTATGTTAAGGTTAAGACAGCAAGGTAAGATGATTGAAAGTAGTGCTGACCTTGGTGTTGTTAAAGCAGGAGCATATGTTGAAGAGGAAGTTAAAGAATCTATAATGGGTAATAGACCTGAACCAAAAAGTGTTGATACAGGTAGATTGGGAAATAGTATTGAGTTTACAAAAACAGGAAAGGCACAAGGTAAGGTAGAACCAAAAGGAGATACTTATCCTGGAACTTCAACAACTACAAAAGATACAGCATTGTGGATGGAATATAGTCCAAATATATTAGGAGGACCAAGGAGACATTTCAGAAATACAGAAGCAAGGACTAAAGGTGAAGTTAAGGGGATAATTCAGAAAGAAATCAAAATTGGTAAAATCTAATTCTTATATATAGATAATCCTTGTTTTAAAGTGTTGTAACAATAGTTTTTCGGTTAGTTA